TGTTTTTAAATATCAATCTTATATTATCATCCCATTTTTTATTTTATAAATAATATAAGAATAATCTTCTGATTGAAAGTAATTAATAAAAAAATTATACACATCAATTACATCACCTTTAACTATTAAAAAAGTATTATTTAAATCTTCTATTTTTATTAAATTATTTTTCAATTCTTTTCTAAATATTTTCCATTGACTATCTCCAATTGGACTACTAAATATAACAGATATTATATTTTTATCAGTATTTATTTTATTTTTAATAATATTTCTAATTTCTTCTTCTGATTTAGGTTTCATTAAATCCCTAACAGATTCATTAAATTGTTTAAAAGTTTTCATATTTATATATATTTAATTAAAATAATAAAAAGATGCAAGATTATGATATATTATTTTATTATTTTTATATATAATGAAAAATAAACATTTTATTTTATGAATAATATAATTAAATATGATAAATTTTTGAATGAAGGTCTATATTATACAGATAAAGATTTATTTGATGAACTTTTAATGTCTAAAATACCATTATCAGTTATTAAAGAATTAAAATCTACATTAATTAAAAAACAACCAGTTACTGAAGGATTGTGGGATAATATTAAATATAAATTTGACCAATGGTTATCTAAACAGGCAATTAGATATTTAATTGAAAGTACTGAAAGACATTTAGATGCAAAAATAAAAATTATAAATGTATTTGACCCAAGTGATTTTTCAGATATTAAAAAATGTGAAATTATTTATCTTGGTGGTGGTATTGATGCAGCTACTAATATAGAAGAAAATTGGAGATATTGGTTTGAAGATCAATTTAGTATATTAGATCCAAATCCACATGTGATGTATTCAAAAGAAGCAATTGAATTAAGTTTAAGTGGAAAATTAAGTCAGAAGACTAAAGATAAATATAAGATGCCAATTTTATTTAATCCATTAAGAAATGAAGTGATTAGAGATAATACTGATTTTAAAGATGCTTATAAAGCATTTAAAGGTGGTGAATTTGATGAACCATTTAATAAAGAATCAGAAAAATTTAATAAACTACAATCTTATTTTAATAAAAATGTAGTAGCATTTGATTTAAGAGCATTTAATGTATGTGATACAAATTTTGTGCATTGGGACGCTACAGCTGGTGCAGGAACGAAAGGGGAGTTACAATTATCAATGAATAGAAAACAAAATATCTTTATGTGGGTAGATAGTGATATGTTTGATAGTGAAAAAATAAGACTTAAAACTAAAAATATTTCCCCTTGGACTATTGGTTCAGTAACTAAAATTGTTAGAGGTGATAAAGAAGTTCAATTACTAATTGATACTATTAAAAAATTTAATAAATAATATGTCAAAAAAGTTAACATTAGAAGAATTTATAAAAAAATCAAACTTAATTCATAATAATAAATATGATTATTCTTTAGTTAAATATAAAAATAATAGAACAAAAGTAAAAATAATATGCCCTATTCATGGTGAATTTGAACAAATTCCATTAGAACATTTAAATGGCACAAATTGTTCTAAGTGTACAAATAATTATAATTATACTACCGAAGAATTTATTGAAAAATTAAATAAAAAACATAATAATAGATATGACTATTCATTAGTTAATTATATTAATAATAAAACTAATATTAAAATTATTTGTAAGGAACATGGTATTTTTGAACAATCACCTAAAAGACATTTAAATGGTAGTAATTGTACTATTTGTACAAATATGAAAAAATATACAAATGAAACATTTATTAAAAAAGTAAATATAGTTCATAATAATAAATATGATTATTCTTTAGTTGATTATAAAAATAATAAAACAAAAATAAAAATAATATGTCCTATTCATGGTGAATTTGAACAAATTCCAAAAGAACATTTAAATGGGCATGGATGTAATAGATGTGCTGGGTTAAATAAAAAAACAAATGATGAGTTCATAACACAAGCAAATATTATTCATAACAATAAATATGATTATTCATTAATTAATTATATTAATGATAGAAATAAAATTACTATAATATGTCCTATTCATGGTGAATTTAATCAATTACCAAGTAATCATATAACTAGAAAACAAGGTTGTCCAAAATGTAAAGAAAGTAAAGGGGAAAAAGAAATAAGAAAAATATTAGATTTAAAAAATATTAAATATGAAAGTCAAAAAAGATTTAAAGATTGTAAATTAAAAAGACCATTACCTTTTGATTTTTATTTACCAAGTATTAATACCTGTATAGAATTTGATGGACATCAACATTTTATTCCAAATGAAATATGGGGAGGTGAAAATAATTTATTAGAAATTAAAAAAAGAGATGAAATAAAAACTAACTATTGTGAAAAAAATAATATAAAATTAATACGTATTAAATATGATAATAAATTAATTGAAAAAACAATATCAGAATTATTATGAAAATTAAAAAATTTAATGAATTAAATGAATCAATGGGTTATACAGATTTTTTTGGAAAAAAAGTATCCCATGAAGATGCACTTCATAAAAGTATAAGAGATTACATTGTTAATATAGCTATGGATGATTTACATATATCTGAAAAATCATTTAAAGAAGTAGATAATGTAATAGATAAAGTAAAAAATATATGTAATAAAAATCCAGAAATTTATGAACAGACAGAAGAATATTATAAATCTGGAAAAAGACTAAATTTATTAGCTGAAAAAATATATGATGAATATTTTAAAAATTTAAATTAATAAATAATATGAAACTAAAAAGATTTGAAGAAATAAATGAAGGTAGTATTAGAGATAAAATGTTACCTAAATCAGAATCAGAAATATTAAGTGCTAGAAATAAAGTATTAGATGATTTACTTAATAAATTATCCGGTGCAATAGAAATTATTAAATATGTATCTAAAGATTATCAATTAGATCATAATTCTGAAGATTATACAGGATTTTTAAATATGTCTATTGAAGATTTTGATGATGAAGAAGAAATGGGTGAAAATCTTAAAAATTTTGTGTATCTTTATAAAAATGGATATAAGAAATTTATAGATGATTTATTAGATAAAGTACATCTATCAGTAAGTGGTAATATAAGTGAAGATGAAGTTGTTATTGATGATAAATTAAGAAAATAAAAATGACAAAAATTTTAACATATAAAATGTTTGAATCTATGGAAAATGATGAACAGATTTTACTAAATGTTATTATACCTTTTAGTATAAAAAAATATTATGAATTATCTAAGTGGGCAAAAAAGAAAATTAATGAAGAATGTCCACAATTAAAACAAATATTTGTTACTATTCATCAAGATAAATGGGAATTAGTATTTGTTTCACCAGAATTAAGAGATAATAAAGCATTTATTCTAATTCAATATGCACTACATAAATCATTAAGAGAAGAATGTATAAAAAATGGAATTGAATTTTTTGGAATTACAACAAGACCACTTATAACAAAAGATGAAATTAATAATAAATATATATTATATGACATAATAAAAAACAAACAAATTAAATATGAAAACAATTAAACCTTGGGATAATTTTGTAAATGAAAGATTTGAAGAAAATCTAATGAATGAATTAGAAACATTATTATTTCTTCCTTTAAAAGATAGAAAAGATTTAGAAGTAACTTTAAAAAAATTAAGTTATACTACTGAGTCAGTTAATGAAGGTTTCTTAGAAACTATTAAACTTAAACTATCTAGTTGGCTTACTGAAAAAGCAATGAGATTCCTTATTAAAAATAGAGAAAGAATGTTACCTAAAATGTTAGAAGGTCTTAAAGTATTAGACCCTACTGACCTTACTGGTATTGATCATATTGATGCACTCTATCTAGGAGGTGGTATTGATTTTGCTACTGATGCTAATGGGTGGAGACAACAAGTTGAAAAACTCTTTGGTGAAGAATGTGTAGTAAGAGGTGAAGATATTATTAATGTTGGTCTTGGTAAAAAAATTAATACTTCTAAATTTGGTAAACCTATGATTTTTAATCCTTTAAATAATGAACCAGAAAGAGAAGCTGATACTACATTTTCAAATATGTTTAGTAAATGGAAAAAGGGTGACTTAAATACATCAAGTGGTGATGAAGATTGGAATCAATGGGTGGATGAAATTAATAAAGAAATTAAATTACCAGACTTACATATCTTGAATTTTTGTGATAGTAATTTAATTAAATATGATAAGGTGGCTGGTGATGGTACGAAGGCTGAACTACAAGTTTCAGACTGGAAGAACCATTACATTTTTCTTTGGTTGGGAGAAAAAGTAGGATTAGATGGACAACCTGATCATTATACAATTAAAAATATAAGTCCTTGGACTATTCCATCTTGTACTAAAATTTTAAGAAATGATGAAGAAGCATGGATATTCTTGAATTTAATAAAAGAAAAATTTGGAAAATAATAATTATAACTATGTCTAAAAGATATACAAAAGAAATAATTTTAGAAAAATTAAAAATAATTCATAACAATAAATATGATTATTCTTTAATTGTTTCATTTCGTATGTTATGTAAAGTTGATATAATTTGTCCTATTCATGGTATTTTTCAACAAAGAGTTGATAGTCATTTAAAAGGGATGGGGTGTAAAAAATGTGCAAGTGATAATTTGAAAGAAAAAAAATTTATAAATAAATTTAATTTAATACATAATTATAAGTATGATTATTCTTTATCTAATTATGTTAATAATAAAACAAAAATTAAAATAATATGTCCTAAACATGGAATTTTTGAACAAAGACCAGATAATCACTTAAAAAATGGATGTCCTCATTGTAGATTTGAAAATATAAATAATACATATAATACTATTAATAATGCTAATATAATACATAATAATAAATATGACTATCCTTTAACTGATTATAAAAATGCAAAAACTAAAATTAAAATTATGTGTAAAGAACATGGGGAATTTGAACAATTACCATATAATCATATTATAGGAAGAGGATGTCCAAAATGTGGCAATGAATTAAAAAAATTAACAACTGATGAATTTAATAAAAAAGCAAGTGAAGTTCATAATAATATATATGGATATTCTTTAGTTGATTATGTAGATACATTTACACCAATTACAATAATATGTAAAGAACATGGTGAATTTAAACAAAAACCCACACATCATTTGAGTGGTTCTGGTTGTCCATTATGCAATTTATCTAAAGGTGAAATAGAAATTAAAAAAATATTAGATAATAAAAATATTAATTATGAAATTCAAAAAACATTTGATGGGTGTAAAAATAAATTTTTATTACCTTTTGATTTTTATTTACCTAATATTAATACTTGTATTGAATTTGATGGTGAACAACATTATAATCCTGTTAAATATTGGGGTGGTGAAGATACATTAAATAAAATAAAAGAAAGAGATAAAATTAAGACAAATTTTTGTAAAGAAAATGATATAGAATTATTGAGGATAAGATATGATGAAAATATATTTGAAAAATTAAGTGACTTAAAATGAAGATATTAAAATTTAATGAAGGTGTAAAAAACTTAAAAGTAAGAGATTTAATGAAAGGTAAATCAGAAGAAGAAATTTTAAAAAAACTAAATAATTTAACTCCATATGGTATGTTAAATAAAGTAATGAGTAATGATTTAGGTGAAAAATATGAAGAGTTGGTAAATAAAAGAATAGATGAAGCTGAAAAAAAATTAGATAATATTCTTAAAAAAGAAGATATTGAATTATTAGATATTTTACAAGAAGTTACTAATTGGGTAGAAGAAAATGGTGGAAATTCAGTAAATGTTGAAAATTTTATATTTCCATTAGGTGAACAAATATATGAATATGGATTTCAACATAGACATGATTCTATTGTTATATATGATGAAGATGTATTTGAATCATTTAAAAAATTATTAAAGAATTTTGCAATTTGTGAAGTAAGTAATAATAATTCTGATAATGGTGATTACTAAAAAATAATTAAAAAATATGTTTGAACCTAAAGTAAAGAAAATGAGTTGGTTTGTTACATTTATAACATTTGGATGGGCAGCTGGAATCACCCTAGCACCTTTTGGTATTTATGTTAAAGAAAATTATTTAGATAATATATTTACTATTAACCATGAAAAAATTCACTGGAAACAACAATTAGAAATGTTAATTATTTTTTTCTACATATGGTATTTAATAGAGTGGGTTATTAAATTATTTATGAATAAAAATGCATATAAAAGTATTTCTTTTGAAAGAGAAGCATATAAATATGGTCACGATTTATTATATCTTAAAAAAAGAAAATCTTTTGCTTGGTTTGGTTATATAAAAAAGAAGAAGTAATATTTGTAAATAATTAAAATAAGTATTATCTTTGTATATTAAATAATTAAAATATACTTATGTCAAACATCAATATATCTGTTAATCAGATAAAAGTTATCACTGGTGATATAACCGGAAATACAAATAAAATCATTAATTGTATTAAGGATGATATTAAAAATAATGTTTTAATTTCTGTTTTTCCAGAAACTGCAATTTCTGGATATATGTGTGGTTCTTTATGGGATAGAATTGATTTTGTAAAAGAACAATTTAATAAAATTTATGATATTCAAAATACTATGATTAAAAATAATCATCTTGGTATTTCTATTGTAGGTGTTGTTAGATTTTTAGGTGTACATAGAAATGGATTTCCTATTTTAAGAAATTCAGTTGCAGTTATTTCTAAAACTGATATTGATTTTTATGATAAACAAATATTAGCATCAACAGACCATCATGAAGATAAGAAGTATTTTAGTGCTGGTACAGAAACTAAGATATTTGATTTTAATGTACCAAGTAAAAATATTAATTTAAAAATTGGTATTCCTATTTGTGAAGATTCTTGGTTTAAAGACCATAGTAGAAACATTCCACAAGAAATGGTTCAAATGGGTGCAGAATTACTTATAATCCCAAATCAATCATATTTTTATTATGGTAAACAGAAGAAAAGATATAAATTATTTTCTTCAATTGCTAAAGATAATAATGTTGATGTTGTTACTGTTAATGCGGTTGGGGTTGGTGATATTTTAAAAAATATTGTTATTTTTGATGGTGGTTCAATGTCATTCAATAAAAATGGTGAACTAATAAGTGAACTACCTCAATTTGTAGAAACTAATACAAACATTAATTCAGATAATAAAGTAATTAATTTTTCTCGAAATGAAAAATATAAGGAAATAATTGATGCTATTGTATTTGAACAGAAAGAATACTTTGGTTTAATGGGGATTAAGAAAGGACAAGTACATATTTCTGGTGGATTAGATTCAGCTATTGTAGCCTACTTAGTTCAGAAAGCAATGGGTAAAGAAAATACTGTTTTAATTACTAATCCATCTTCATTAAATACAAAATCACTTAAATTTGTAAAAGATTTAAGTGATAACTTAGGTATTAGTTATTATACTAATCCAATTGAAGATATTTATCAGAAAATAATTGAAGTTCATACAAATAGTTTTAATGAAATATTATCTGATACCGGAAAAGCATCTGTCCAGGCTGTATTGAGAACAGTTCAAGGATTGGCTGCTTCACATCAGTTTAAATCAGGTATTGTTGCAACTGGTAATCATACTGAAATTGTATTAGGTTGGGCATCTTTTCATGACATTGGTTCAATTGGTGTTCATGCTATTATTGGTGATTTGACAAAAGTTGAATTATTCCAGTTAGCAAAATACATAAATGAATCAGAAGGTAACGAAATTATTCCTAATGAAATTTTTGATGGTAGATTTAAACCCGCTGCTGAATTACCTGATGCTAATGAAGATCCAATTGATTATTGGGTACAATCTGGTATCTGTGCTGCTTTAATCAGAAATAGAAAAACTAAAAGACAGTTAATTGATGAGTATAATGATAAATCTTTAAATAAAGATTATTTTCCTAAAATGGAAGAAGTTTATAAATATGATTTGAATGGTTGGAAAAATGAAGTTGATTTTGCAATAAATAAGATGAGAACATCAGTTTATAAAGCAGCACAAGGTGCACCAATTGTAATTATGAGCCCAAGAAGTAGAGGGTTCAGTAACAGGGAAACACTTATAAATTTTTATAAATAAAAAATAATAATATTTATTATGAATAACACTTTAGTAGATTTTTTGTATGATTTAGGAGTTGAATTAACTTATGAACTTCATGAATCTGGTGATATTGATTATGTAAAATATGTTGATAATTACTTTGATTGTAAAGGAATTGATGTAGAAAAATACAAACAAACTTTTAATGATTTTTGTCAATATCACATTAATGAAAATAAAGGATGGTTTCCTGAAAAAGAAGATGTTACAAGATGGTATTTGAATTATCTTAAAATTAAGAATAATTTTAAAGTTAAAGTTTAATATATAATTTAAAGTAAGATTCGTTAGAATCTGAAATACAAAGACGGGTGAAATCCCCACTACCATCATATAAAATGCAAAGCTAATGATGGTGTTCAGGTAAGAGGGAAGGACTAGACTTATGATAATTTCATTCGGTCTTCGCAAAGTTCTTCCCCTACTAAGAACAATAATTTAAACTTTTTAATAATTTATAAATATAATAATATTGAAATCCCCTTTAAAATATAAAAATCAAATTATTGGTTACATAGATGATATCATATATGTAGATGGAACTATTAAGATTGCTCAATTTTATCTATTTAATAATCAATTTTATGAGGAAATAGTAGATAATATTAAAAGAAGTACACTACTGAGTTTAGATAATAATCCAAATAGTAAGAACTTATATGATTTTGAATTAAAAGGTGATTTATTAACTATAAAATTAAAAATATGATAAGCAAAGGACATTTTTGTTATGGGTGTAATACATTCTTTCATGATAGTAATCCATATGTTAAAACACATAAAGGTTGTACCGGGAATAAAAGTATAGGAATTTGTGTTGATAGGATGGAATTTGGTGAAGATTATGTTGGAAATCTTTTGGAATTATCAAAGGATGAACTTATTAAAATGATTTTAAAAACATCAAAAAATAAGAATAATAAAATTTATGAAAAGAGAAACAAAGTTTATTGATGATTCAATAACAAGAAAAATTAGTCCGGAAGAATGGAAAGATTTTGATAATAAGATGGATGAAGTTAGAAAAGAAACAAGAAGAAAATTAATTGAAAGTGAAGAGTCAATAAATAAATTATGGATTTAAATAAAGAAAATAAGTTATATTGGAATGTGGAAACAACACCAATAAATGAAATAGCATATAAAATATTACTTAATAATACTAAGAAAATAAATGAAGAATTAGCAAGGAAAAATGATGATAAAAGAACAGCATATATGACACTTGATGATTTTATTTATAATATAGAACATTTTAAACCTATTATTGAAGAAGCAAATATATATTTAAGAAAAGAAAAAATTAAAAAATTAAAAATATGAAAAAACTATTTTATGAATTCCTTTCAGAATTTTATACTAATCATATAAAAGAAGATTGGGAAGTATTAAGTAAATTAGGTAGGGTATTTTATTATATACCTTGGTTAATTAGGTCAGTAATTATGTGGATATTATCACCACTTTTTGTAATTCCTTTCCTTATTAGACAAACTAAAATGTATAAGGAAATAAGAGAAAAATTAGATAAATTTGATTTTGATTACTCAGAAAAAATAAATGAATGAAAATATGGAAACAAAATGGTATGTAATTAGAGCAGTTGCTGGTAAAGAAAAAAAAGTTAAAGAACAACTTGAAAGTGAAATTAGAAACTTAGGATTTAATGATAGAGTTAAACAAATTGTTATTCCTATGGAAAAAGTATTCCATATGAGAAAAGGAAAGAAAGTTGGTAACGAAAGGAATCATTATCCTGGTTATATTTTAATAGAGACTGATCCAAGTATTATAGGTGAATTAGGTGGACTCAATAAACTTATTAACTTCGTAATTGGATTTCTTGGAGATAAAACACCTATACCATTAAGACCTGATGAAGTTATTAGAATTTTAGGACAAATGGATGATTTAGCAAATTCTGATGAAAAATTAATGGAAAAATTTAATGTAGGTGAATCAATTAAAATTATTGATGGTCCATTTAATGGATTTAATGGAACAGTACAAGAAATTAATAGTGATAGAAAAAAATTAAAATTAGATGTTAAAATATTTGGTCGTTCAACACCACTTGAATTAAGTTTTGCACAAGTACAACAAACATATTAAAAATATGAACTTAGAGATTCCAAATATAGAAGATAGGATTTTAGAAATATTCTATGAAAAAAAAGATCATTGGATGTCAGTAGAAGAATTTAATCAAATATTGAGTGATGCAATGAATTTAAGAGGAATAACAATAGATGATATTATTAAAACTATGAGTATGAACATAGAAAATGGTTCAACTATTGAAATAGAATTAAAGAAATTTAAAGAAATAATACATCAGAAAAAATGAATATAGAAATTCCTAGTATAGAAAATAAAATACATAAGTTATTTGAAGACTTACTAAGAGAAGATTGGATGACTGATGATGAATTAAATGAATTAATTCAAGAAGTTCTTCAATTAAATGGAATTAATATGGATAAATTATTAAAACAATTTTTAATTGGTGTAGAAAATGGTTACACAATAGAAGAACAATTTCTTATAATTAAAGAAATATTTAAAAATGAATAAAATTATTCAAAATGCATTACAAACACCAGATGGTACTATTATAATATCAAGAGATGTTCATGACTACCAATCACATGAAGAATATTTTGTGGATGGTGGTCATGAATATATTAGATATGGATATCCATTTGGTGGTATGTATAATTTCATTCCATTGTTCTTATATGAAAATGATTCATTTGAAAAGAAGAAAAATAATTTGGTTTGGGGAACTTATGGTAAAAGTGGTAAAGAACCTTTAAAATGGGTTAAATTTATTAATTGTAATACTCAACATTTAGAAAATATATTAAAAATAAAGATTCCACCATTATATGTAGAAGTAATTGAATCAATTTTATTAGATAGGAACAGAATAAAAAAATTAAATAAAATAATACAAAATGTACAACATATTTCTTGATGATATACGTGATCCAGTAGATTCTTTTTTCTACACAGGAAATCCAATTTATAAAACAAAATGGGTTATTGTTAGAAATTATGATGAATTTGTTTCATACATAACAAAAAATGGTATGCCTAATATTATATCTTTTGATCATGATTTAGGTGATATAGAATATGAAACTACACCTAATAAAATAATTGATTATAGTAAATATAATGAAAAAAGTGGTTATGATTGTGCTAAATGGTTAATAGACTATTGTATTGAAAATGATTTATATCCACCTAATTATTTAATTCATTCACAAAATAATGTTGGTGGTAGAAATATTAAATCTTTAATAGAAAACTATAAAAAATTTTTGGAAAAATAATAATTAATTATTATCTTTGTAGTTGAATATTAAAACTTAATGATATGCCCAACCCAAAAGAAAAGCATTTTTTAATAATTAGTAACAATACTATAGAAGTAAATGAAAAATTTAAACATTTTATTGAAAATGATTTAAAATCAAACATACCAGATAAGAAATATCATTATTCTTGGCAACGTTTATGGAATGGTAAATTCTATACATTAGGTACTCTTGAAGATACTTTATGGACTGTTGGTAAACTTACTAAAAAAATTAAAGCAGGTGTACCTGATATTGGTCAATTTCTTGTACTTGAATTTCAAAATACACCAATACAAGGTTTTATGGATAAAAATTTTTGGGAATATTTAAAAGAAATTGATAATTTAACATTAACACTTTCAAATGAAAGTAGATCAAAAAAACTCAAAAAATTAAAAGAACTTATTAATAAAAAAGATGAACTAAAAAAGAAAGAAGAACTTTTAAAAGATAGAGAAATAGAACTTCTTAAAAAGAAAGAATTTATTGACCAAGAAGCAATACTAATTCAAAAAGAAAAACAGTTAAAACAAATGGAAGATGAACTTCTTAACAAAGAAAAAATTTTAAATGAATTAAAAGAAGTACCAAAAGAAAGAAAAAAATTTTTGGGAATATTTTAAAATATAAATATATGAAATTTTTAATACAAAAGATTGAAGGAGAAATAAAACACGATTTCTCCTTTACCTTATTAGAATCAATAAGGTATCAGAACTGGTTACATAATGACAAGAACTATATTAAATTTAAAATAATTGAATATTTAGGTGATTATTGTTTTAAGAAATATATGCAAGATTATATACCAATTGGTAGTGTTGAATTTGTATCAGCATTTACACAATACTTTTATGAAAAAACCCCTAAACCTATTAATGTACCAGAAGAATTATTTCATTCCACCCATAGAAATATAATGAATGGTACTGAACAGGATATCAAAACATTAAAAGGAAAATGGTTTATTAAAAGTAATGATAAAATAAAAGAATTTTCTGAAATTATTGATGTAGATGAAAATACTATTATACCAAAAGGAAATTATCAAATGTCACAATATCTTGATATTCAAAGTGAATGGAGGGCATTTATCTATAAAGGAAAATTAGTTGGACTACAAAATTATTCAGGTGACTTCACCAAATTTCCTAATGTTGCTGTTATTAAAGGAATGATAGTAAAATATAAAAATGCACCTATCGCTTATACTTTAGATGTAGGTGTTACTGATTTCAGTACATTTGTAATCGAATGTCATTTAATGATGTCAGTTGGTTTATATGGATTTTCAGACCATACCATATTACCAAATATGTTTCAAAGATGTTTTAATGAATTTATAAAAAATGAACAAAGAATTAATTAAAAATAAGTTAGATGAATACTTGGAATTTAATTCAGATGAATTATTTCAAAGAACTGATTTTTGTGTTATATTTGGTGGTGCTATTAGGGATATTGTTTCCGGTGGTAAAGTAGAAGATATTAATGATATTGATGTAATGGGATTACCACATTCATTAAAAGTAATGGGTAATACATTAGAAAGAAATGGTTATAATCTTGTAAATTTAGTTAAACCTGATATTTATAATATTTATAAAGATATAAAATGTATATTTGAACCAAAAACATACATTAATAAAAATAATAAAATTGTTCAATTAATAAAACCTACTATTAAATTTAATAGAATAGAAGATTATAAATATGAATTTATAATAAATAGAGATACATTTTATAATTTATTATCTAATGTAGATTTAACATCAAGTGGATTATTTTATGATGGAAATGAATTATATGAAAGTTTATATAATTCTTATCTACATTGTAAGTTAAAAGTATTTGATAGAGTATATATGTCAACTATGTATCAGACTACAAGAACAATGTTAAGAAGTAATACATTAGAAAATAAAGGTTGGAAACAAACTGATAGAATTAATAAAAAATTATTAGAACGATCACTTAAAATTTTAAAATTAAGAAGATTTAAAATTAAAAATATAGAACAATATAAATTATCTAAAGAAAACAGAAAACCATATAAAAATTAAACATTAATTTAGATATAATTTAAAAAATTTTCGTATTTTTTATCTAAAATCATAATATAATTATATTTTTCTTTTAATGTTCCTTCTTTTTTAGCATCATCCTTTTCTTTATTTTTATTATACCAATAAGAACTTTTAACTTCTATTATTAAATTTAAAGATGGTATTAAAAAATCCGCATGATATATAATTATATTATTATTAAAATTATATTTTATAGATGGTCCTCTCTTTATATCATTATATTTATCAAAAAATTTATTTAGAAAATCAAGTTCATATGTTCCTTGATACCACAAATTAGTATTTCTAAATTTTTTCATTTTTAATGATGTTTTTAATGATTTATTATGAATATTAGGAATTTGTTGACAATTTTCAACACCATATTTATCTTTTAAAGTTTGAATAGATTTTAATTTAGTTACTTCTGATTGAAATGAATATTTAAATCCTGTTTTTTCTAAATTTGTTTGAAATCCTTTTTCCCAATTAGAATAGTAAGGATGATTGTATAATTTTATATTTGTTTCTTTTCTTTTTTCTTTATTATTATAATATTCATCATTATATCTTTCTAATTTAGTCTGTTTTGTTTTTTCATAATTAACATAATTTATATCATCATATCTTTCTAATTTAGTCTCTTTTGTTTTTTCATAATTAACATAATTTATATCATCATATCTTTCTAATTTAGTTTGTTTTGATTTTTCTTTAATATTATCTAATTGAAAAACATTATCACAATTATATTTTAAATTTACTCCTTTTTTAGATAAGTTATAACAATAAATAGAATTACATTTTTTAGAACAACAATTTTTATAACCTTTGCTTGTGTTTATATATTCAGTATTATTTCCACAAATTTTACATATACCATCATCATTATCTTTTATCCACTTATCAAAATATTCTTTACTATTATGTTTATTAACAATATGTGGTCCTAATCCTTTTTTGGATTTACATAATAATCCACATTCTTCACAAATATATAAACCTATATCATTTTTTTTAAATTCTTTCATAATTTCCCCTTTTTTTATTCATCTTTTTCTTCTTCATCATTTAAATCATTATATTCTTTTAAATCTTCTATTGAGACATCATTATCATATTTTTCACCATCATGTTCCCATATAAACCAAGTATCATCATCGTCTGCTCTCCAATCTGTTTTACGTTGAGCTTCATCAAGATAAACTTCTGTTGCATTTTTATCATATAAAAATGTTTCATGGTGTTCAGAATATACTTCTCTTCCTTCTGGTATCCATTCATTTGAATATTCACTATAAGACATATTATTTTCTGCATATTCTTTACAAGCATATTCCCCATCTGCAACATCAACATAGTCACCATTTTTTCTATATTCATCATATCCAGATCCTTCACAGTATTTACATCTTTCCATATAATTATCAAGATATTCTTCTGTTGCAGATTCACCATAATATTCAATATAAATTGCATCATCATGTGTACGATATTCATCACCTAGTTCACAATATGTAATATCATCTTCATCAAAATATTCTTCATAATATTCAACCCATATTCTACTATCATCTTCTAAATTTCTATTACCATCAGTATCTTCTAAACTATAATATTCACCTTTAATATTTTGTTGATTATTTGTTAATGAACCATAATCTTCACTATAATATTTTAAAGTATCCATATATGGATAATAATCACTACTACTTTCATTAACATTTTTAACAATTAAATGTATAAATTCTTTTGAATCATCTAATGTATCTACTATATATTCATTGTCAGATGAATTTTGTCTAAATTTATATAACCATCCTTCTTTTTTTGCATAACTTTTAAACAATTCTTCATCATAAGTATCAACAGTATAAATTCTATCCATAAATGTTCTTCCACTTGGTTCATGTAATTTCCAAACAAGTGCTCTACCTTTTATTTTATCTTCACCTTCACTATTTTTTATTTTTAAAATTAACAAAGAAACAACATCTATATTATCAGCATAAAATTTAATATAATCTTCACATTCTTCATATCTCATACAAGATCCACCCAATGAACCTTCTGTATCATTACCATCAATGTATTCATTTTCATAATACCATTTAACAATATCATCCCCTTTTACTAATTCTAAATCACTAATATCTCTACCTGACTTAAATTTATCAACAAATGATTGAATATCTTCACCTGGTTTTCCACCTGCTTCAAATTCTTTTGGAAATAGTTTATTGATTAATTTACCTATTGTTGTAACTGACCTAAATTTTGAATATAATTTATCTTTTAACTTATATTCATATCTACTATTACTAAATTCAAGATTTGTTATATTTATATCTTTATCTTTATCTTTACGATAATAATCTACCATTATTTCAATTGCTTTAGTAGATGTTATAAAAGATATTTTATCTAATCCACTATCATCTAAATCAATATATGATGTTTTATAACCATCTTTACCTTGACTAATATTTAATTTATTAGAAATAGGATGATCAATCTTATTAATTAATTTATTAAATCTATCAGAAAAATATAATGGACAATCTTTAGTTAATATTGCTTCCATTAATAAATCTAATAAATAATCATCATAACTATTTAATTTCATAATAATATTTAATTTTTAAGTATATATTTAATTTTTATATTCATTTTATTTTTGTATCTTTGTATAAATAATTAATACTTACATCTATGTATAAAATCAGAATGAAGAGTACTGGAATTAGACTTTTAGGAAAAGATGAAATACAAATGTATTTTTTTGGTGGAAAAGGAAAATTTATTCTTAAATCAGCCAGTGGTATTTCTTATGAATATAAAGTCAAACCAATGGCTAAAACTCTTAAAATGGGTTATGGAAAACCAATTCCTAACCCTAAATATGATGAGAATATTCTTTATATTTCAGTAAGGAATAGTTTTGGTTATGAATTTTTAGGTTGTATTAAAATTGAAGAAAATAAATATCTCCATTCTAAAAAATCCAATCTTACCGAAGATGGTGGTGCTGTTAAAGGTATCAAGTGGTTACTTAATCAGTTTGAAAAAGATAATGAATTTCCTGATGCTATGGAATTTCATCACTTAGGAACTTGTGGATGTTGTGCAAAAACCTTAACCACAGAAGGTTCTATTAAAATGGGAATTGGACCAGTTTGTTTTAAAAGATATGGAAGTGAAAGGTTAAAAAAACTTCTTGTTCTTAAAAAGAAAATGGAAAAAAGAATGAAAGCCAATAAAATTATTTTATAATTTTATATATACTATAAAAATAAATTATACAGATGAAAAGTTTTAAACAATTTAATAATTCAAATATGAACGAATCATACACATCTAAAGATAAAAAAAGAATAGAAGATATTATTACAAAATCTATTGGTTATTCTGGTAAAGATGTTCAATTAACACAAAATATGTGTAATCTTATTAAAGATCCTGATAAAGCAATGGCAAGAGCAGAAGCAGCAAAAGACTTAGGAAAATTTGAAATTGCAAAAATTTTCCTACAAAGAGCAAAAGAATTAGGAATTGATGGATCATCTTATTATAAATTAAAATATGACTTAGATGATTATTTTAAAACAAAAAAAAATAAAGAAGATTTTGATACACATATAAATACTGAAACTGAATTAGATAAAGATGGTATCTTTTATAATGTTGGTATTCCAGTACTTCATAATCAAAAAGATGATAAAAATATTAAATTATTTAGATATGCATTAACAAGAATTACACAACATTTAGCAAATCAACAACATGTTTGGGTAATGCCGACTGCATATGATAAAGAAAGAGGTATATTAGTTGTTAAGGTATCACCAAATTTTACATATCCTAAATATAAATTAACTGCAGCTTTTAAAGAATATCCTAGATTATTGGCTAATCATTTTAATAATATATATGGTGAAGGTACTGTTACTTTATCAAAAGGTCAAATTTCTTTTGTAAAAGATGTAGATTTTAAAAAGTTAGTAACATCGGTTGTATATGCAGATAAAAAAACCGGAAACATCTAAATAAAAAAATAAATATAATTAAAAAACAATTAAAAATTATGAAAATGAAAAAATTTGAACAATTTGAAAATTCATCAGTGAATGAATCTGATGAAGAAGAATATCAGTCACCTGTAAAAGTAAAAGACTTAATTGAATTTCTTAGTAAATTAGATCCAGAAATGAATGTATCTTTAGACCATGATGGTTGGTCTACATATAATTATAAACCAAAAGATGTACAAGATTTAATAGAAAAAAGAGGAATATTTGATGTATGGAGTGGTGGTTTAATAATAAATAACTAAAAAATAAAAAAGGAAGATTTAATCTTCCTTTTTTTCTTTGTAATAATTAACTAATTCTTCAATTGAATAGAAAATTGGTATTCCTAATCTTTTAGCTTCTATTTCTTCTAAATCTGCACCTTTACTGTCTAATACAACACCGTTTTGTATAGGATAGAATCTAATAAGACCATCACACTGAGCAATCCAAACATAATCTACTTCTAACCATTCATTATATTTTCTTGGTCTGAACATATGTTGAAAATGAGAATATAATGGAACAAAAGGGAAAAATCCTAAATCCATTAATTTATCTGCTATTTCCATTTGGAATTTAACATTCATTGCAGCATCACCATTAGTATAAGGTGATGCAATATAAATTTTTATTTTTTTCATATTTTCAAAAAATGGGTTTTTTTATTTAATATATACTTTTAATTAGATTTAGTTTACTAAAAAATATATTTAAATAAAATGGAAAAATTAAAACATGTAATGACATTTGAACAATATTCAGATAATGAAACTGAAGGTGTAAATGAAGGATTATTTACTAGTGTTAAAACCGATATAGATAAGTTCTTAAAAGATCCAAAAGATGACAAAGAGGCAAATAAACTTTTAACTAAGGCATTTGCAGGTACTTTCGGTAAAACACCACAATTAAAAGCTGAAATTTTGGCATTACCATTAGAAACCAAAGTTGGTATTTTAACACAAGCATCTGAAAAATTATCAGATCCAAAAATGGGTGTTTTAAAGATATTTAAAAATACTAAAGGTGAATATAATGTAGGTGGTGTTGGTACTGTTGCTGGTTCTGGTGGTGGTATGAGAGGATAATTAATAATAATATATATAATAAAAAACCCCATAATTTTTATGGGGTTTTTATGTTTAAAATTGTTTAAAATTGTACTTTTCTTTTATATCAAAATTATAAATACTTTCAGCTAAAGTAATTCCTATATTTCCCATCACAAAATTTTCTTTCTTTTTTCTTGCAAGTATATAAAAAATAAATGAAAGTATTAAAGATGATATATTTAAATAAAAACTATTGTATTTAAAAAAAAGTACAAATGTTATAAATAATAAAACATAAGTTAATACAGCATATAAAAGATGATATGTGAATTGCATTTCATTATTTTCAATAAGACTTTCTATAACAAAATTCTTTTCTTCTGTTAAATCACCACTATCCTTTAGAATGTTATAATTTTTCTTATAATTTCTACCTCTAAATTTAGAAGAATAAATCATTCTTAATTGATTAATTCTAAATCCATTTTTCTTTAATTCTTCAAAGTTTATTTCTATCATGGTTTGGTATTTATTTTATAATGATACAAAGATATATATTATTTATATAAAAACCAAATAATTAACATATTTATTTTATATATAATAAAAAATAAAATTATTTTATGAATCATATAAAAAAATTTGAACAGTTTAATAATGATATACTTAATGAAGAAGTAAAAATGTTTGGTAAAGAAGTAAAATTATGGCCATCATATAATGATACCCTTAAAAAAAATTTAAATTTTTTAAATGATTATGATTTAGATAATTATACAGTTGGTGGGAATCAAAAAGAAATTAAAGATTTAATGATCAAAATTGACAAAAAAACTAAAACTGAAAGAAATTCCCTTAAAAAAAATATTGAAGATGCTAATATGAAAGAAATTACAAGTATGTATAATGTATTAAAATCACTAAAAATAGATTTAAATGATGATAATAAAATAATTGGATATATTTCTTATTTCCCTGATTTAAATAAATTTGTTTATAATAAAGGATTTGAATTTAATAAATAAAAAAAAGGTAGAATTTCTTCTACCTTTTTTTTATTAACATATTGGTTTATTTATACTAATTGAACATTTATTGCATTTAGTCCTTTTTTACCTTCTTTTAATTCAAATGTAACTACATCATTTTCTCTTATTTCATCTACACAACCTGTTATATGTACGAAATATTCATTTTCTGTTCCACTTTCTTTAATAAATCCAAACCCTTTAGCGGTATTGAAAAATTTACACACTCCTTCACTCATTTTAATTTAATTATTTTTTATTATGTAGATAAACCACATATTATATATTTATATATTAAATTAAAATATTAGTTTAAAGTATATTTTTATTTAATAAAAAATCCCACCTGTGTATCATTTCTGAGGGGTGGGCTGCCTAACAAATGCGCTTCTATGAGAGGCGTGTTAAACTATTGTTGTTCTGGCAGGATTCGAACCTACAAACCTTTTGGGTGCCGACTTCAAAGGCCGGTGCATTAACCATTCTGCCACAGAACAATAACTTATTTATATATTATATTTTTTATGTACAATAATCCATTTTTTAATAGTATTTCCACTTACATTATATTTTCTACCAGTTCCTTTTATGTTTTTCTTACTTAATACTTCTGATTGATGTTTTGATAAAAAGACTAATACTTCTTTACTAAATACCAATGATTTACTTTTTTAGATTCTATTGTAAACTGTGTATAATATGAATCTTTTATATTATCATTCAATTCTTTTAAAAATTCATCATCTATATTTTTATATACTAATGTATTTATTAATTTATCTGTTTTATCATAAAATTCAAATGTAGATGGAAAATAACCACAAGTATTTATTGCTCTAATTAAAATTTTAATATCCTTATCTAAAAAACTATAAGAATAACCCTTAATAAAAATTGTATTTGTAGATTCTTCTGAATCACATTCTGCAATTATTTTTAAATCAGATAATTCCCTTGTAATTAATTTAATTGTAGTTTTAATAGGATAAGTACTTATTAAACCTTCTTTTATTAATGATATGAAATTATCCCAATTATATATGTACTTTAATTTATCTTCAGTATTCACTATTTTTATTGAATTTTTAATATCTGTTCGTGGTCTAAGACTTACGCCACAATAAAAGACTTTCTCACACGCAGTATTCTACCAGATTATTGTACCCCTGGAGGGATTCGAACCCCCAACCTTTTCCTTAGAAGGGATTTGCACATCCAATTGTGCTACAAGGGCATACAATTATTTTTTAACAATTCTATACTTTCTTCCACCAACATAGAATGGTTCACCATCCATAGCTTTGTTAAGTATTTCTTTTTCTTCTTTAGTACCATCCATTAATTTTTCAATATATGGATTTATAAAAGGTTTTGTTTCCATAATTCTTATATATTTATATTTAGTTTATTTTTTAATATCCATTATCTTTTGCCCAATTTTTCCAGAAATTTCTTCTTTCTGATGATTGTTTAATAAAGTCATTATGATTTACACCTGTTAATTTAGACAATGTAGAATACCAAATATTTGTTTCATCTATTCTATCTAATAAATATTTGGTAATATTATCAAATTTTAATAATTCTTTATATTTATCATGTGTTTCTACTAATTGAGAATCTGATTGATGTTTTAAATCAGATTCCATAATCTGTATTAATTCTGTTATTATAAATTTATCATTATTAATAAATTCATTAAATTTATTAATCTTATTCATTTAATAATTTTTTATTCTTATATATTAAAAATTAAAATAAGTTTATTTTCTGGAGCAGGATGGGAGGATTAAACTCCCGACCCCAAATTTGGTAAATTTGTATTCTATCACTGAACTAATCCTGCATTTGTGAAGGAAGAGGGAATCGAACCCTCAAATTTCAGGGTCTAAGCCTGTTGCCTCTGCCAAATTCGGCTATTCCTCCATATTGAACCACAGATGGGACTCGAACCCACATTTACAACTCCATTACAGTTAACTGTTTCGAAGACAGAACTGGTTACAGTGGTATTTTTGATCCCTTAATGAGACTCAAACTCATGCTCTTAATCATACCAAGATTATGTTTTATCAACTAAACTATAAGGGAATAGATGGGAAATAGATGGGATTCGAACCCACATAACATTTTACTGTATATAGAGCCACAATCTATTCGGAAACCAATTACCGGCTACTATCTCCATATTTAAAATTAAAGAATACTATCAATGCCCTTTTGTATCGTTAGGTCGTTTTAAGACCATCTATCGCAAGAAATAAGGGTATTTCCTTTGTTCCGAATACCATCTAAGTATTCTTTAATTCTGAGTCGATGACCGGTATCGAACCGGCTCTGTTTCGGATTGGAAATCCAATGCACCACCATTTATGCGTCATCGACAATTTTCAGTGAGGTAGGTGGGAGTCGAACCCACAAATTTCAGAGTCTTAATCTGTTGCCTCTTAACCATTCGGCTACAACCCCATTTAGTATTGTCAACAAGAATTGAACTTGTACGTAGACCTTAGATGTATTTCAATCATATTGCGGTTTATCTACTCCCTTCCTATTGGGTGTGTTTACCATTCCACCATGACAATTTATATTATTTAAATTTCATTTTTCTTCCTTTAATCCATCCAATTGATATCCAATCATTTATATCTTTGTTATTAATTTTTTTATTTTTTTTAATATCTTTATTATAAACCCAACAAGTTTGATATTGTGAATTTTTTTCACCTTTTTGATGACTATTTAATTTATGTATTATTTTCATTTTTTGAATAGTTTCATCTTTATGTTTTTTATCAGTCCAATCAAATCCTTCACCACCATCTGTTTCATTTTTTATTTTAATACCCCAAGCTTTCAACTGACCAATCCAATAAATTTCTAAGTCATCAATATTATTTTCATCTCCTTGATCTAAAATTTCCATAATTGGTTTTAAATTATTATTCTTTAAATTTTTTAACCATTTATTTTTTGATGTCCAAGTTGCTTTAAGATTATAATTACTCATATGTCTTCTTAATCTATCTTTTAAATCTTTGGTTTTTCCAACATATCTAATTTCATTTGAAATTGGATCAGATAATGTGTAAATAAAATATTCCATAATAAAGTTTTATCTTTATATATAAAATAAATTGGTATTTCTACTGGGATTCAAACCCAGAAATCTTTTGTTTAGAAGACAAAAATGTTATTCAGTTACACCATAGAGACATTGTATCTCTACTGGGATTCAAACCCAGAAATCTTTTGTTTAGAAGACAAAAATGTTATTCAGTTACACCATAGAGACATTTTTGTACCGATGAAGGGACTCGAACCCTTGAACTCAAATGAGATTTCCTTATGAGAGAAACGTAATTGCCACTATACTACATCGGTATATGGTGGAGGTAGAAAGAATCAAACACTGACCAACTGAGCTACCTCATCATTTTATATGTGGAGATGACGGGATTTGAACCCGCATTCAGACACAGCTTGCAAAGCTGCCGCTCAGCCAATTGAGCTACATCCCCATTTTTGGTGTTTGATGGGTTATGATCCCACTACCTTCTCATTCACAATGAGACGCTCTTCCGATTGAGCTACAAACACAGTCGAGTGGGTGTGCATCGAACACACCAGAGAATGTTTCCAATACACCCTCGCCTAAACCCTGGTCACCACTCGATAAAAACCAATATGTCAATGAACAATTTACTTTGTTGCCCTATCAGGATTCGAACCTGAAATAGACCCGGCTTCAAAGGCCAGCGCGATAGCCAATTACGCTATAGGGCAATATTTTTTAAAACAAAAAACCCGAAACTTTTTGAGTTCCGGGTATATTTCTTGGTTTATTCTTTTTAAAATGATAAGAATTCACACATAAACATACCCTTCCCTCTTGGTAGATGTCTGCCTTGTCCTTGTAGAGTCGCCATATGTAAACGTGTTCTTGTCATGATTTCTAATTTATTAACTTAATTTTTATTATATATTTAATCTAAAATGTCGTTTTTTTCTATTTTTAAATATTTGTTGTGATTGGGATTTAACCAACATCTTCTTCCTTGTTTACGATTTTAGTTACTTAAGTATTCCTTTTAAGGTGTTACAAGTTACTAGTCGGGATACACAACAAATATTTGTTTTTAATATAGAGTACAAAGATATAAAAGTTTATTTAATTTACCAAATATTTTTCAATTTATTTTCAAAAATTATTGTTTTACAAGTGTATTATAGTCAAAACCAATTACTTCATTGGTGTCTGCAAGTTTAAGATAAACATATTTCTTTGCTACTTTCATTACAATACCACCATTAGGATATTTTTTAGTAAAGATAGACTGATTAAATTTCACTTTATCAGTTGGTTTGAAATCATTTGTTAAAACTTTATCATTCCAATTTGGCCATAATGAAGTAAGAACTTTAGGGTCTAATAAATTTTTCATTGCATCACCAGCATTACTTTTCTTCATAGTAGTCTGAACATATTTATCAAGATTATTGAATGCCATATTGTTAGAAGCTAACTTACCACTTGCTTTTGCACCACTATAACTTGTAGTGAAGTTTCCATTAGGTGTTTTTAAAGTAATGTAGTCATGTTGAATGTTCAATGATAAACCATTTGTACCTTTAATTGTTGCCATAGTATATGTTTTTAATTATTAGACTACAAAGATAAGGAAGATAAATGATATTACCAAATAAAAAAGGAATATTTTATTTTTAATCCCACCATATTCTATAATAACCACCAATTACTGATTGTATTAACTTATCATCTTTTTCTTTTTGTGATAATCCTTTTAAGAATTTTAAAATTTCTTCTTCTGATTTAGGTGTCATTAAATCTCTAATAGATTCATTTGTTTTTTTAATATTTTCTAATATTTCAACAATGTCTTGACGACCATAATATAATGCCCACATTAAAGGAGTCTTATTATATTTAACAGTTTCAATATTAGCACCAGCTTTAATAAGAAGTTCAATAATATTTTCATGTGTATCTTTAGTATTATAATTAAATTCACCGTGATTTGGACATATTGATTTTAATAACTGTTTATTTTCTTTTGTATCTTTACAATAAACATATAATGTATCACCATGTACATCTATGTTATTTAAATTTCTACCACCCATCCAAGGTGTAGGTATTCCACCAACTAATACTTTATAATTTAATTTCCTTTTAAGTAATTTAGATTTAAAATTTTTAAGAAAATCTATTCCTTCTCCATCAAATTCATTACTTGCAAAATCAACATAAACACCTGGATTATTTTCTTCTATTTCAGTTGGATTTAATTTAATAAAATCATCTATATCAGCAACAAATCTATCAAAATTATCACCCATATCAAATTCAGTATTTTCTTTAAATAATTCAACAGATGGTAAGAATTTCTTTAATGCATTATGATATAATGGATATGGATAGGTTTCATCTTCTTGTCTAGTATATGCTTCAAATGTTTTAATAATTTTCATAAAAATTATTTTTTATATTTATATATAAAAATTGTCAGTATGGAAATACTAAAATTTACTACTTAACATTATTTCTAAACATAATTCATGTGGTATAATTGATCTAAATTCAGCATCTTTCATTCCTTGTGTACCTGTCTTTGATCCCCTTGGAGCAGCTTGATGACACTTATCCCCATTTTTACACATTGGTCTTGGAATCCAATTTGGATTGTTTGTCCATATATCAGTGGGTTTCATGGATATATGAGAATACTGACAATATGTTACAGTATTTCTAATTGGAAGTGCTTCCATAATTGGAAATTTTCTTAATAGACCTCTTGGGTTTTCAATATACCAATAAGTAGGTTGAAAGTATTCTATTAATTCTAATGTTTTCTGAACTAATGCATAACCAGTAACAGCTGTTGGTGTTTTAGGTTGTTTATCTTTTGTCCAATGATGACTACAAGCGGCTATACTAAAGGAAGTACAATTATGAACTACTAAATTTTTAATAGTATAAGTGTTATCTTCTTCTACTTCTAAATTATATGTTTTTAAAGTTGTGTTTATTTTTTCTTTTTTATCATATTGAACCCACATATAATTATCATCTATATCATATTTTATATTTTTAATATTTAATTTAAAACATATTACATACAATTTATGTTTGAAATGAACTTTTCTACCTTCTATTAAATTATATTTACCTACTCTATCACTTATTATTAAAGTTGTTGGTATTTTGTAAACTTTATTGATACAGTATTGAATACCATATGCTAATTTTTCACTAGTTGTACCTAAATTAATAGTATTTGTTTTATCTATATGTCCATCTGATTCAATATATCCATCAATAAAATATTTTAAATAATCATCTGGTAAATTAAATACATCTGATGTTATTTCTTTATTTGGTGCACCTATACCAAATTGTTTAAAATAATTATACAACTCTTTACTATAAAGAACAAATTGATTTGCAGTTTTCTTTTTTCTGATTGAATAATTATCAAATACTAATTTTATTTTATTTTCTAAATATTCAGTTTCATTTTTATTACAACATATATTTATTACTTCACAACCACTACTTTTATGAATACTAACCCAACCATCCCCAACAAATCGACCTACTATATACCAAAAATTAATATTATCAATAGGTAATGTATTTATAACTTTTGTTGTATTATCTTGTTTTTTATATTGATTACTATTACCTTGTTGATATAAACACCCTTCATATTTTGGTAATGTTTGTTCTTTATTTAATGGTATTGCAACATAGGGTGATTCAATAATACTATTACTTGAATTTCTTTTAATTTCAATATCTTCTACATTAACCCAAGTTGGTTCAGTAAAATAATATTCATATCTCCTTGTTTTATTATTAAATTTTCTTTTTTTATACTTAATAAAATATGGATGATTCCCAGTTACTATTGTGTTTCTTGTTTGTCTTGTTTGAAAGTTATAACAATTATCAGAATAATTTTCATAAATTTTAGTAACTTTTCTAAATCTATTATTATGTGTTAATACTTCATCATCAATATGAATATCTTTTATTCTTTTATAACCATTTTTAGTAAATACTAATTCATCTTCACCAAAACAAGGTGGGCTACACCACATAATATCTGGTTTAAAGGGTACTTTAGTAACATCAAATTCTACTAGGTCTATTGTATAGTCTGTGTTAAATTTAGGGTTAAAATCACTCGAAAACACGTCATAACCCAATTCTTTTGCTGCCTTACCAATAGATTTTGTTCCTGCAAATAATTCTAATACTTTCATTCATCTTTGTTTATTTTTTCTAATAGTTTAGAAATTTTTTCTAATCTCATATCACTATCACTTATTATTATATCATCTTCCTCAGTTAAGTCTAATTTTCCTTTAATATTTAGGTTATTTTTTTTAGCATTAAAATCATTGATGTTACTATACATCTCATAACATATTTGACAATTTAATGGGGTATCTGGACTACCAATACCTAATGACCATTGACCCACATTATAATCTTTATAATTATCATTATCTTCAACTAATAATTGTCTAATTTGACTTGCATATTGATTAATTATATCTCTATTTTTATAATAAGCAAATTTTTGATTCCAAGAAATTTCATCAATAATAATCCTTTCAAATTGAAATAAACCCAATCTTGCATATAAATCAAGAGATTTTTCAATTAATCTTAGTTGTTTCTCAGAAATATTTTTAATTGTATATTTTTTATTATCCATATATTCATTTTTTACAAATTAGGTGTTCTTCCACCCAGTCATTCCAAAGACTATCATACGAAGCAGGTGTTACATTCTTACAAATTAGGTGTTCTTCCACCCGTCATACTAAAATCCACAGTCGGATAATCGGTGTTACATCCTTACAAATTAGGTGTTCTTCCACCATATACTTCACTAAAGACTGTATTTGTTCATATTTCATATCAAATTTGGACTCTAAAACTAACCAAAACCTATTATAATGACACCAAAAGTATCCATTTTTAATATTGTAATCAAATAATAATACATCATTATATTTATAATATTTATTAGGATATTTAGGATGATAATATTCTTCCAAGTTAGTAAAAATATCATAACAATGCCTTTCTTCAGGTTTCATCCTTGAATATTTTATCTTTTTAATTTTGTCAATCATAATTCATAAATTAATTCAAATTTAAATCTTTCCATTAATCCAACACCAATTAAAAAACCATAATTCTTAAAAAAATATTTTGATGATATACCAATATTTAGGTGTGGTTGTATTTTATCTGTAAAATAATAAGTATCTAAAATAGATTCTTGTATTGGGTCTTGCCAAATATTTCTTGTATATCCAACTCCTATAATTGGTACAATATGATATTTTTTCTTTTTAATAAAATCATATCCAACATTAACTAATAATGTATTAACTTTATCTGTTTTAATACTAATACTAGATTTAAAATAAAAATCAATTTTTCTACCTATACCTTTTGATAAATTACTTGATAAATCAATATAAAAATGGTTATATGTACCACCAATTATATAACCAAGTGATGATGATTTATTAGTATTTATACTATATTTATTAACACCAATGAATAAATCCTGACTATATGATGATATGGTCAAAACAATTAACATCAATAGTAGAATTAATTTATTCATTTTAATCAAGTATTTCTTCTGCTTCCCATTTTATTGACCAAGGTTTCCAAAAATGTTTATATGACCAACCATCATCAAAAACAGAATATCTTATGAAGATAAGTCTTTCTTTAATTCTTATTTTTTTTAACCATCTGAATTTATTACCAATCCACCAAGGTCTCCATGCATATATGGTATTTTCTCTTGTAATATCAGTAATTTTTTCTTCCCAATTAGACCTATCACTAGTACCACTATTTTCTGATATGATATTATAATTTTTTTCTTCGAATTTAAATATATTTTCCATAATTACCTCCTTCTTTTTAATTCATTATTAAATAATGTAGCAATAGTAGTTATTACAAATACACCAAAACCATATAAAATGACACTTAATAAAGATGCTTTAAGTGATACTACTAACAACCCTAAACAGAATACAATGTATATAACACCTGACCAAAGTAAGATTTGTTTGTAAATAAGTTTCATAATTTTAATTTATACAAAGATAAGAATAATTATTTAATTAAACAAAAAAAATCCAAACTATTTAAAGATTGGATTTTTGGGCTGTCATATTTATCCGGAATAAATATGACAGTAGCTTAGTAAAACTGATAATACCAATTTACCAAACTAGTTGTGGAGACGGAGGGGGTCGAACCCTCTTCTTACTAAATTCATCATTGAATTTCTACATACATATATTATTTTTGATAATTCTTAATGTTTTTAAAATAATCAAAACTACATCAGAATAGTTATTATACTAATTAATTACCTTATAACCATTGTAATTAATTTTTGGTGTTTTGCCTTAGGCTGAAACAAGTTCACCTTCTTGTACAGTTTCAAACATGTTGAAACCAGCCAATGCACTAGCTACTAAGCCAGATGCATTCATTAAATTCGCGTTTGCGTTTATTAATTGTGTTCTGTTTAAAGTGTTCTTGAACGACCACTGTATGCTTATCAATCATTTATCCAATAATCGATTCCAAATACGTCCCCATAAATCAAAGAACTTGTAATAATATTATATATATTATATATTAAAAATGGAAAAAGTCTAATTTATAAGAAGAAATCTTTTTATCATAATTTTTTTGTTTTATTATTTATACAAAGATAATAACAATTTATTTAAAAACCAAATTAATTATTTTGTTTTTCTAAAATTTTTTGATATATTTTTTCATTTTTCTTTTTAAAATCTTTATCCATTATGATAATATGTGGAACAATTTGATTTTGTATTTCATCATCAGTAACAGTTGGATATTTTTCTTTAATATTATTATATAAAATTTTCTGTGCAGTATCTAATTCTTTTATTTTTTCATAATGGGGTAAGATAATATTTTTAATTTTTTCAATATTATCATTGAGTTCCATTAATTTTTTAATAAAGTATTCATCACTATTAGATTCATTTTTTTCTACTTCATCTTTAATATTTTCCATAATATTTTTAAATACTTCTATTTCTTCTTCTTTTTTGATTATATTAATAATATTAGTTAAATATACTTTTCTAATTCTTACTGCTTCATTTATATAAATTTTTTCTATTTTCATATATTATTTATCTTTTTTATATGATTTATTTTATCATATCTTAATTTCAAAATTACTTTTTTAATATAAACATTATTGATATTTTTATTAGTAATGAAAATATCAAATGGAATTAAATAAGAAAATATATCAGTACTATTTATAATATCATTATAATAATATTTATATGCAATATCTAATATATCATTCATTTTATTTAATTTTTTTAGGTAAACCTATATATTGCAATACTGGTTTTTTCTTAATTCTTTCATGTTTTACTTCTTCCTTATTTAGTTCTTCATTAATACTATTTAAATCTATAGATTTTACATTTGATGTATCCAGTAAAGATATTTTTTCTTTCTTAGGAATAAATTTTTCAGTAATAGTATAACTCCTTGCATATTCACCATTGGTATATCTGTCTTGTTTTTCTTCCCTATGAATTTCACCTTCAATTTCTTTATTATTTTCAAATGCTTTTTTAACAGAAGGTATATTTATATCAACAGAATACTTTCTACCATCTTCTGTTTCTGCCATATAATATGTTTTACTTATTATTTTTGCCTTCATTATTTTAAGTTATTATTTTTTTCTGAACTATTAAATCAAATAAGTCACTATTTAAATCATCATTAATATCATCTATTATTTCAACTGGTTTATTTTTAATTGTTTTTTCTCTTGTTTTTTTTGGTTTTTCTTCTTCACCAAATATTTCTATTTTAATTTGTTTTTCAATTTCATCTTCAATTAATTTGAAATTATCTTGAATTTTTTCAATAATTAAATTTTTATAAAATCCAACAATATCACCATCCATATTTTCCATCATTAATTTAATAAAATCCGGATTCCCAATTTTATCAGTAAATTCAACATTTATTTTTATTTCATGATTTCTTTTAAATGTTTTAAACATCATTTGTGTTGGATCTATTTGTTGTTGAACTTGTTGTGGTTTTTGAATTTGTTCTGATTCAATTGGTTTATTTGTTCTTTTTAATCTTAAATTTTTCCTTCTATCAGCTTCTTCAATACCAAATGTTAGTTTTTCATCTTCATATAACTGGTCAACTTCAATCTTAGGTTGTTGTGGTTTAGTCATTGGTGGTAATTGTACTTTTGTACTACTATTAACTAAATCGTTGTATGCTTCATCTTCATCATCATATACCCTATATTGAGAAACATTTGTATTAGTATTATCTGGTATTGGTAATGTCGATTCATCTACTTGTTGAATAATACTATCATTCTGAATAGGTTTTAATGGTTGTCTAACAGATTCATTAAAAACTGGTTTAGTATCCTTAGTCTTATTTGCAGTATTTAATACAATTTCAGTTCTTTCTTGTCCATCTAATGCACCCTTTGATGGATCTGCATTTTTTAATTTCATAATATCATTTTGATTTACAATTGTAGATGAAGTAAAAAATGTATCAGGATTAATTTCACCAGTATTTGATTTTCTTGGTTTAAATGATTCATTTACAGAAGTTTGTGGAATATTTTCACTTTCTTCATAATATTTTAAGAAAACATCTTTTTTAATCATTTGACCATTGGACAATTGATAAAATGCATCTTGACTATTATCTATTATTGATACTATTTTTGTTGGATCATCTTTTTTGTAATATGATTTATTCATTATTTAAAAATTATTTTTTAGCTTGTATTTTTTATATATAATGGAAATAAATAAAAGTTTATATTATGAAATATTTAAAAACATTTAATGAAAGTATTCAAGATTTTAATATTGAAGAAATTAAGAATAAAGAAGCTGAACATTTTGAAAGAGAATTATCATATCGTAAAAAAATGAGGTCAGAAGATGATAATGATTATGATTTCAATGAATTAAGAGATGTTATTACAGATGAAATTGATAATTTAAAGAATTATTATATTACTGCAAGTAAAAGTAATGAAGAAATTTATATTGAATATGGAAGTGAAGATGTAGGTAGAGTTAAGATATTTAATCCTAAAGATGATTCAGATAAAGGATATTTTGAAGTTAATGGTAAGATACATAAAATTGATGCAGATGAAATTAGAATTTTTTATCATTATTTAAATCAATTAATTAAAAATAAACCAATTTTAGAAAGTGTAGAAAATAATATATTTGAAGGAACAATGGTTCGTGTTCATTTTGATGATTGGGAAGGATTATATATTGATGGTGAAATATTTGAAGAAGGTCATTCATTATATTGGGTAAATTTATTAGAAAAATTAATTAAAAAAGGTATTGATTTAAATCAATATAAATTTAAATCATTCCCAAGATATTTAACAGAAGAAGATGGGGATGAATTAGGTGGTAGTTTACCAAAAAATTTAATAGATTTATATAAAACATTGAACATTGAATTATGAAATATTTAAAATCATACAGGGAACAAATTGACCATTGTAATGAAAGTGTTAGAGATTTAATGACACCTAAATCAGAAGAAGATATAAAAAATAGTTTATCTAAACTGAATAATGAAGAAGTCTTTAATTTATATTTAAAATTAATATTAGGTTCTGATTTTGATACTTTACATAGATTTATTAAATATAGTTATGATATTAATGTTAGAAATAATAATAAGGAAACATTATTAATGGAAGTATGTAAAAATTATCATCTTAATACTAAATTAATAGAAAGATTTATTACTGAATTTGATGTAGATATAGATCACAAAGATAGAAATGATAAAACTGCATTAATACATGCAGTAGATTATGATAGAATTGAAAATATTAAAACCTTGATTAAATTAGGTGTAAATTTAAAAAAACATAATCAAGGTGCAATAGCACTTCAAAGAGCAATTGGTAATAATAAAAATTTTGAAATAATACAATCTCTAATTAATGCTGGTGTTGATGTTAATTATATTGACCATAATCATTCAACTCCACTTATATATGCATGTTTACAATCTAGGGTACAAGTAGTTGAATTATTATTAAGTAAAGGTGCAGATATAAATATTAAAAATGAAAATGGTATGAGTGCATTGATGGTAGCAGCAACAAGGGATAATAATTTAGGTAGTGAATTAATTATTAAGATGTTATTAGATGCTGGTGCAGATAGTAATTTAAAAAATAATAATCATCAAGATGCTATTGATTGTGCATTAGCATGGAAAAAAGAAAGTAATGCTAATCTTATAAAAAATTATAAAAGTAAAACAAATGAAAGTGTTAGGGATTTAATGACACCTAAATCTAGTGAAGAAATTAAAAAATCTTTAGATGATTTAGATCCAATTAAAAAATATTCGTTTATTAAAAAACATGATATGGATGATTTATTTAATAAAGAAGAAATGGATGAGTTAGAAAAAAAAGTTAAAATAAATTACAATCTTAATAAAGAATATATTAACAAAAAAATGACTAGGTTAGCAGAACAATTTGGAATTAAAATAGAACACTATAAAGATAAAGATGATAAGGATTTTGAAGTTTTAGTTAGAATTCATAGTAAATTTGTTGTTTATATGAGAACAAGATTAAATTCAGAATTTATTGAAGTGGGTTATTCACATAATGAAAAACATGATTGGGATGATGTTGAATCAGTAGAAGATGGTATTTATAAGATAAATAATTGGATAGATGAAATAGGTACAAGTGTTAATGAAAGTGTTAGAGATTTAATGACAGGAAAAACACCAGAAGAAGTTAGAAGTAGCTTAGATAAATTAAATCCAATTGATAGAATGGAAAAGATTAAAGAAGATGAATTAGAATATTTATATACTGAAGAAGAATTAAACAATATAAAAGAAGAAATGAAAGGACATTTTAGATATAGTGATAAACATGATATGATAGGGTATGTTTATGGTTATTGTGTAGATTTTTTTGATGGTAATCAAGATGCAATGTTTAAATTTATTCAAAATAAAATAACTGATAAAAGATGGTCAGAAAAAAGATTAAATGAAATGTCACCAGTAGATATATTAGAAGAATTATCAGATGAAGAACTACTTAAATTATATCTAATAATATTAAATCATAAAATATATACAGATGTAGAATGAAAACATATAATCAATTTATAAATGAAGGCGTTAGGGATAAAATGACACCTAAATCAGAAGAAGATATTAAAAAATCTTTAGATAAATTAACAAATAGTCAAAAAATAGAAAAAATATTTAGATATAATTTACAAGATAAATTTACAAAAATGGAAATAATGAAAATGTTTGATGAATTATCGCCAATTGATAGAGTAAATAAAATATTTAGTTATCAAAATCAAAGTATTTTTAATAAAGAAAAACCATATTTTACTCAGAAAGAAATAGATCAATTAGTACCAGAATTTGTAAAATTAACTAATATTGATAATCTTATACATTTTTATAATGTAAGTGATTTAATAAAAAAAGAACTTAAAAAAGAATTGTTAAAAATGTCCACATTAAAACAACTTGAATATATATCTATAATTAAAATTAATAATTTAGAAGAATTATATACAGAAGAAGAATTAAAAGAATTAAAGGAAAAAGCATCCAAAGAAGCAAATAAATACAAAAATAAAGGTGAAGTTAATGTTTATAAAAAACTTATTGGAAAAATAGTGACTGATATAGAAGTAAATGATAATAAGGGTTATGACCAAATAAAATTTACATTTAGTGATGGTGATGAATATTCAATGTATCATAATGGTGATCAAGCAGACATTTATATTGAAGATATAAATGGTGATATAGAAGACCTTATTGGTGTACCATTATTAGTGGCAGAAGAAGTACAATCAACAAATCCAGAAGCGTCAGAATCCGGAACTTGGACATTTTATAAATTTGCAACAATTAAGGGATATGTAGATGTAAGATGGTATGGAACTTCTAATGGTTATTATTCTGAAATTGCAGTATTTAAAAAAACTAAATAAAAAAATTAATATATACTAAAAAAATATATTTAACAAAATGATTATTACTGATTATAAATTATTTGAAAACTTAGATAAGGCTAAGAAGTTATTAACAGAACTTCATATATCTGAAACTGATCCTAAATTCTTAAAATTAAAAGAATTATTAAAGAATAATATGGGATATATGGGTACTTTTACTAAATGGTATATTAAAGATCATGAATCTTGGGATAAAATTGAAGAAATTTTCAAGATGTTAAAAACTACACAAATTGATAAACCTATTGAAGAATTCGAAAAATTAGAAGATTTATATGATTTTATTCAAAATTATGAAATTAATAAGAAAACAAATCAAGTCATAAATGCATTACCATCAAGAACCAGAGAATTAGTAAATGAAGATTTAAGAAATTTGATATCATTAAATACACAATATGCTAAACATATTAAAGATTGGTATTCTAAAAAAGGTGGTAGATATAAAGATATTAAATCTTTATATAGTGATACAAATGATTTTATTAAAAATCTAAGTGGTGGATTTAATCTTGAAGCTATATTAAAAAAGGCAGAAGGTACAAATAGTGATGTGATAGTTGCTACACCTGATTTATTAATGCTTAGAATAAATGATTATGCTACATCTAAAGCATTAGGTTCTAAACACTGGTGTATTGTAACTTCTGAATCAATGTTTAAAAGTTATGTAACTGAATTTACTACACAATATTTCTTTTGGGATTTTACTAAAGATATTTCAGATAAAAAACATATGATTGGTGCAACTATTTCACCAAATGGTACAATATCAAATGCACATTGGGCAGATGATTCTGCTGTAAGAGATATGACATACTTTGATTCATTATAATTTAATATATAATATTATGGGAACAAATTTAAAATATAAAGAATTAATTTACAAAGGAAATATCTATACTGAAAAATATCAAATAGAAGAAATTCTTGTTAAAGAAAAACAAGGATGGTTTATTAATTCTGAAACATCTAATGCTAAAATAGAAATAGCTGATAACACATTAATTTTTAATGGTGGAACTTGGTATACAGGTGTATGGCACTTTGGTGCATGGAGAGGTGGTGAATGGAAATTTGGTTCATGGGAAGATGGTGTGTGGTTCAATGGAAATTGGCAAGATGGAATTTTTAAAAATGGAATTATCTTTAATGGTACTTTCTTTCAAGGTCAATTCCTAAATGCTAAATTAAGAAAAAATAATCAGGATGGTAGTGATACCAGACAAGACTTTATAAATTGTGATTTATCTCCAAATATTGTAAAGATTTAATATTAATGTCTTTCTTTAATATATTCATCTAGTACGTCATAAAATAACATATCCATTAATTCCAAATCAACAAAATCTTCCATTGTTAATCCAGGTGTTTTAATATTATATATAAATAAAGGGGTAATTGTATAAGTCATTTCGCTAACATTATCATCATCTAAAGAATCTGCAAGTACAATATTTTCATCTTCATCTGTTATATTAATTGCAACAAGATACATTTCAAATTCATCAATATTATCATAAACACTTTCTTCTGATTCAAGAACAATATCATGAAACATTTCATGATTTTCTAATAAAATAGAAAGACTAGGCACTCCTTCAAAAAGGATTATATAACCAAAATTAGTAAGACCATTTTCTTCCATGTATTTGAAAATCATATAATATATATAGAATTTTTGTGTTCAAAAATTAGTCTTTTAAAATTTCTTTTAAACTTAATATATAATTAATAAGGTGAATTAATGGGTCAGTTGTAGTTAATAATCCATTATTATATTCACCTTGTGTCTTAAGAATTAAGGCACCTTTGTTAATAACTTTTTCTACATAATTATCTCTTAAATATTCAAAGAATGGTCTACCTAAATATTTAAATGCATCTTCAAAATTAACAAAATAATTGTTCATTACATAATCATAATTAACAAGTGGATTTAGATTTCCTTCTAATATAAAATTATATAATTCTTCTTTACCTGATCCATAATCTTTTTCAAACATTGACATATCACCACTTAAAATAATGATATTTAAAATTTCAATTGATTTTCTTAAATCAGGAAAATATTTATTAACAAGTTTAACAAATGGTTCTTTATCTTCATAAAGATTAGAACCTTCTCTTTTAGCAATTGCTCTTAAATAATTTACTTGTTTTGTATGTAAGAATTTTCTTTCTTCTGAATTTTCTGGATCAAATCCAATTTCAATAAATCTTGAACGAAGTTCCTTATCAATTTTATTTAAGTGATTAGTAGTAAAGATAAATCTGGCAAAACTATAATTTTCCATAAACCCCTTCAATGCTTCCTGTAATGTTGTAGAAGCTCTATCAAATTCATCAATGTAAATTACTTTTAAATCACTTTTTGCACCAAAATTCAATCCATGCATATGTTTTTCAATTGAATCAGTAAGAACATCAATACCTAATTTCCCACTCAATTTAAGAAAATTATGTTCTTCTGCTAATATATTAGCAAGTGTAGTTTTACCTACACCTGATGAACCATAAAATATCATATTACTTTGAATACCAATTTTAATAATACTTTCAATTCTTGGTAAAAGAATCATATTTTTTATTGTATTGGGTCTGTATTTTTCCCAAAATAATTTCTGTTTTAAACTCATTTTTTATTTTTAAATTTTATTGGTTTATATAATGAATAGATGAACTTGTCTAAAATTTTAGACAATTTTTTTGACTTCTTATAAGGAAGTCCAACTTTACCATATTTCGGTAATGGGGGTTCTAAATCTTTCATTTTCATTTTATATTATTAAAATTAATTTTTGTTTAAAATTTAATTAGTTCAATGGTATCATTGTAGTAAGATCATCATAATTATTGTACCAGAAATTTAAAAATTCATAATTTAAAGATAGTAATAAATTTTCTTTTTTAATAATTTTATCTAATTTATTTTTTCTTAATATTATTT